GTGCCTGCAGCGCGGGCTACGCCCTGACGCTGCCTGAGATGGCCGCTCTATATCTCAAAGAGCCTCAGTACAATCTGCAATACTATGCTAAACGATTTGCGCCCAATTATTACCGCAATACCGGGAGGCAGTATTGGTTTGAGGGGCATGGTTGGCGCAGCGTGCCGAGAGACCTCTGGCCGTGGGGGACAAGCGCAGAGCAGACCGTTACTACGATCGTGCATTCCAAGCGGGTTGCCGGCAAGTGGCAGGCGGTACGCATCACGGAGACTACTGTTCGCGAAAACGTGTTCCATGAAGTGGCACCGCAAAAATCTAACTGGTATGTGCCGGTCGCGGCGGCGGCGGAGCCAAACATTGCACCACTAAAGCCGACCATTATTATTGACCCGAACAGTATCGAAGATCCGCAGTTGCGGGGGATGATTGAAGTGCTGCTGAGGGAGGCGGGATGACGAGGCGAACACATTGCAGCATCGATAAGCTGCCGGCGGAGCTGCGAGAGACGCTTACGGCGATGGTAGTGGACGGCGCCTGGCCGGATGACTGGCTGGGACCACGCACGGGCCGACCGAAGTACGATGACATAGTGCTCTATTGTTCGACGCATCACTACGTCGTATCACACTCGGCCGTAGGCCGGTGGGCGAAGGGCCTGATGGCGTTCGAGCGGATGCGGACGGCGGCGGGGATCGCCCGGCAGGTGATGAAAGACGTTGCGTCGGCCAACGTCGGCGAGACGCAGAAGGCGGCGGCGGAGATCATCACAGCGCAGATCATCGAGATCGCGTCGAGCGAGGACCTGACGGCCCAGGATACCAAGTCCATCGCCAACGCGATCCGCAACTGCACGGCGGTCGCCATGAAGGCGAATGACTACGTGCTCGATCAGATCAAACACAGGGCGGAGGCGGCGGTGAAGAGCGTGGAAAAGACGTTGAAGAAAAAACAGATCGACCCGGAGACCTTAAAAATGATCCGGGAACAGATTTACGGGATTACAGGGCAGGCGATTACGATGACGAATGTGAAGGGCGACTGATGGTTACACCGGCGGTGCCATTATATGCGTTTCAGAAGCGATGGGTGACTGACCGGTCGCGGTTCAAGATCGGCAAGTGGTCGCGCCAGGTGGGCAAATCGTTTGCCGTCGCCCTCGAGGCGGTCGACGACGGGATGGAGACAGCGCAGAACTGGGTGCTGCTGAGCTCGGGGGAGCGGCAATCGAAGGAACTGATGCAGAAGGTCAAGATGCACTGCGAGGCCTACATGATCGCCGCCAGCGCCATCCAGGAGGAGGAGTTCAAGGGCCCCGACGGCGCCAGGTACACGATGCTGACGATCGGGCTGCCCAACGGGGCGCGGATCATCGGCCTGCCCGCCAACCCGGACACCGCCCGGGGGTTCAGCGGCAATGTGATCTGCGACGAGTTCGCGTTTCACAAGGACGCCGACGCTATCTGGAAGGCGATCTTCCCGACCGTGTCGCGAGGCTATAAACTCCGGATGGTGTCGACGCCGCAGGGACTGGGCAATCGATTTCACCGCCTGTTCACGGGCGATAACAACTGGTCTAAACACGATGTGGATATCTACCAGGCCGTGGCCGACGGCGTGCCGTACGATATCGACGAGCTGAGAACGGGGCTGGATGACCCGGACGCCTGGGAGCAGGAGTACGAGGTCCGGTTCGTGGACGAGGCGAGCGCATGGCTTACATACCTGATGATATCGGGCTGTCAGCATGATTCGGCGCCGCCAGAGATCGGGCACGAGGAGCTTACGAATGACGCCATCGACCGAATCGCCGAATCGATAAAGGGCCGGGCGTTCGGCGGGTTCGACGTCGCACGCCGCAAAGACCTGACCGTGCTGGATATCGAGGACCTGGTGGGCGACGTGTACTGGCAGCGCGCGATGATCATATTCCCGAAGGTGCGGCTGACCGAGCAGAAGGAGATGCTGTGGCGGCTGATGGGCAGGGTGAGGATGGAGCGGGTGTGCATCGACGCGACGGGCATGGGTATGAGCCTGGCGGAAGATACCGTCAAGAAGTACGGCGCTTATAACGCCGAGGCGGTCGAGTTCACCAACAAGGTCAAGCAGGACCTTGCCGTGCGGACGCGGAGGATGTTCGAGGACCGGCTCTGCAGGATACCGATATGCGAGAAGTTGCGGGACGACCTGCACGCAGTGAAAAAGACAACGACGGCGGCGGGCAATATCCGCTTCGACGCCGAGCGGACCGACCTGGGACACGCGGACCGGTTCTGGGCGAAATCGCTGGCGTTAATGGCCAGCGACGCGGGAATAGTCAAACCTGAGATTATATGCGTGAGCGCGTAATGGTGGATGAGACACGGGAAAAAGATTACGGGATAACGACGCTTGGCGAGCTGTTCAAGCGGGGCCTCGACGTGGACGGCGGGCGGACGCCGAACCGTCCGACGCAGCCGTTCTCGCAGGTCGACTGGGTCTATATCTGCGTCGACAAGATCATCCAGGCGGCGACGTCGATCCAGATGATGCTGTCGACAGACAGGGATGAGATTATCGAGGCCGGGCCGGTCTACGACTTCTTTTTCGCGAACCCTGATATGTCATTAAGCAGCTGGCTGATCCCCACGGTGGGGCACCTTGCGCTCTATCGCGAGTGCTACTGGGTGTACGCCGACAAGGCGGGGATTACGCCGGGCCGGATCATCGTGGCCGGGCCCGACCAGGTGAAACCCGTCATTCGCCAGGGCGTGCTTATGGGTTATGAGATGCGGCTGCCGGGGGGGACGCGGATCAAGCTGTTTGTCGAGGACGTGCATCCGCTGGTCGGCTTCAATCCGGACAGCCCGTATTCGGGCGTAGGCCCGCTGACCGCCGGGCGGCTCGCCATCAGCTCGATCTACCAGGCGACGCTCTTTAACGAGTCATCCCTGGCCAACGGCGCGCGGATATCGACCGTGATCGTGTACCCGACGGGCCAGAACCTCAGCAGCGAGGAGCGGCAGTCGCTCATCGCGCAGTTCGAGGCCCGGCATTCGGGCGCCCGCAACGCGGGCAAGACGTTCCTGGCGACGGGCGGCGCGGACGTCAAGACGCTCAGCCAGACGATGGCGGACCTGCAGATGGTGGACCTCCGCAAGCTGGACGCTTCGACCGTGTGCAGCCTGTTCGGCGTGCCGCCGGAAACGGTGGGACTCAACAGCGAGGCGCAGTACGCACACGGGCCGGCTACGCAGCGGTTCATCACCGAGACGGTGTCGTCGCTCCTGATGTTCATCGCCCGGCATACTGACGCCGGGATACTGCAGCGGTTTCGATTTAAAGCTCACGAGCAGAAGTCCGTGGCTTTCGCGGAATCGCGGATATTCTGCGGGACACGCTTGACACTCGATAAGCGGCCAACCTACCGGGCGAGGAAACTGGCCGCCCTGCAGGGCCGGCAGCAGGCGTTTGCGTGGTTTGCCGTGGAGGATCATCCGGCCGTCCAGGAAGCCCTCCGCGATCGGGCGCTGAAGCTGACGCCGCTGATAAAAGACGGCGTGCCCCTCAATGACGTCATCGACGCCGGCGATCTGCCGTTCCAGAAACGGCCCTGGGGTGAGCACTACTGGGTGAGCCCCGGCCTGATGCCGGCGGCGTGGATCATGGAGGCGGGGCCGGAGGCGCTCGTGGAGCCGCCGATGCCGGAAGGACAGGAGGGGCCGCCGGCGGAACCGGACGCCGACGAGGGCAAGGGATTGACAAGTCCTACGCCTCCGCACGAGGCGACGGAGAAAGATGAACGGATGCGGGTGCGGGTGTGGCGGGCGTGGGTTGGGTCGTGGACGAAACTGGAGCGGGAATACAAAGGTGCGGTACGGATGCTCCTGGTCCGACAGGAGCGGCAACTGGTCGAGAAACTCCGGACGGCGATGGAGGCGGAGGGCAAAGAAATCAAGGCGGCGGACGACGTAGTGATCCGCGTGGTGTTTGACCTGCGCAAGGAGGCGGGCAAGATCCTCGTTATCAACCGGACCTTCTTCGAGCGGGGGGCCAGGCTCGGGGCCGCGCAGACGATCAACGAACTGCAGGGACTCACGGGCGAGGCGCTCGTGGCGGCGGTCAAGCCGATCGAACGCACCGGTGCGGTGCGGCGGGCGATGGAGATGAGCAGCCGCCGGATCGCGGATGTGCCCCGTGCGACGCAGGATGCGGTGGCCCGGACGCTTAAACAGGGGCTGGAGGGTGGGGAGGGACTCAATGACCTGACACAGCGCATCCACGACGTGATGGGCGGCACGCGGACACGCGCTGCGCGGATCGCACGGACGCAGACGGCAGGGGCCGTCTCGACCGGCAGACAGGCGGGTATGCGGGCAAGCGGCGTGGAGAAAAAAGGCTGGCTGTCGGCCAGAGACAAAAACGTCCGCGCGAGCCACCGCCAGGCGGAGAGAGATTACGCCGGCGGGATCGGGATCGACGAGGCGTTCGTGGTCGGCGGCTCGCGGCTGATGTATCCCGGCGATCCGGCGGGCGACAAGGCCCAGATCATTAATTGCCGGTGCCTGCAGATCGCGATCGCGATGGCGGGCAAGCAGCTTACGCCGGGCAACTACGACCACAAGGCGTTTGTGGGGTACGACGAGAGCGAGGCCCTGTTTACGAAGGAGGCATAATGGACGAACGACTGAAGCAATTTACGGCCTATGTGGTCGACGACCAGAAGTCGATCAACGAAGAGCGGCGGAGCGTGCGGTTCATCATCAGCAGCAATGAGCTGGACCGGGATAATGAGATTGTCGAGGTGACGGCCGTGGAGGGTGCGATCAGGGAATTTGCACGGAACCCGGTGTGCCTGGCCTGCCATCAGCATCGCCTGGCTGCGGGCAACTCACCGGTCGTGGGGTCGTGGGACACGGAGAGCTTCCGGGCGCTCAAGAGGCATGCGGAGATGGACCTCGTGTTCGCAAAAACCGAACTGGGCGAGGAGTACTGGACGCTCTATCGGGACCGGCACATGCGGGCGGTGTCGATCGGATTCTCCATCCGCGACGGGCACGAAGAACAGAAGGACGGGAAACGCTGGTATGTGATCACGCGGATCGAACTGTATGAGATCTCCTGCGTGCCCGTGGGCGCGAATCGTGATGCATTAGCCAAGCTGAAGGGCTGGCCGGAGGGCGACGGGGACGAACGGTTGAAGTCGCTGGAGCAGCGGCTGGAGAAAAAATTCGAGGGGATGCTCAAGGATGCGGTGGAGGACCTCCGCCGCGACCTCATGGAATTGATTATCGACGATCCCGGCGGATTGGCGGACTCCCTTTTGATCGGCGGGGAGCCCGAACCATCCGCAGGCTGCGTCAGCGATGCCGAATTAGTGGATGCATTAAAACGGGCAACTAATTAACCAAAAGGAGAATAGATATGCCTATGACAAGTGAAGAGCACATTGCTCAAATCAAAACGGTGCTGGAAGAGCACAAGAAAGGCACGATGGCCGAGGTGAAGGCGGCGGTGGACAAGCACGCCGCCGAGGCCATCGAGGCCGAGAAGGCCGAGAAGGCCGAACGCGACAAACTGTACACCGCCGCGACCGCCCAGATCGCGGAGGTCCAGACGCAGGCGAAGGAGCTGCAGAAACAGATCCGGCAGTTACTGAGCACGCAGTTCGACGAGATCAAGGCGCCGGACGGCACGTACAGGGGCTTCTGGCCGTCGCTGCAGATGGCCAAAAATTTCGGCTTATGGATCATGGCCGAGATCGGCCGCAACGGCGACGCCGCCAAGGAGCTCGACGGCCAGGGCATCGAGCGGCGGCGGATCATGGCGGACGGCGAGATCGTCAATGTCAAGGACCTCAAGGCGATCGACGCCAATATCATCACGGGCGGCGCGCTCATCCCGACCCAGTTCATGGGCCTGATGCCCGTGCTGCTGGGCCGGTACGGCGTCTTTCGTGCGGATGCCATGACCTGGCCGATGGCGTCCGACAACGCGGAGGCGGCGGTCCAGACGTCCGACGTAGTGGTCTATGCGCCCGGGGCCGGAACGGCGCCCACGGCGACGAACCCCGGCTTCAAAAACATTGGCCTCAATGCCAAGAAGATGATGACCCTGACGGCCATTAACTCCGAGTGCACCGAGGACATGGCCATCGCCATCGGCGAGGTTGTGGGCCGGTCGATCGCGCGGGCGTTCGCAAAGAACGAGGACAAGATCGGATTTCTCGGAGACGGAACGTCGACGTACTTCGGGTTTGTCGGGATCGGCCAGGCGCTGCTGAACGTCAGCAGTACGATCGCCTACGTCCTGGGCATCCGGGTTCAGGCGACGGCGGGTGCATGGTCGGCGATCGTGATGGATGACCTGCTGGCGATGGCGGGCCTGATCGACCCTGACGCCGACGACGAGGACTGCAAGTATTACTGCCATCGCAACTTCTACTACACCGTCATGATCAAGCTGGCACTGGCCCTGGGCGGCGCGACGGCCAATGAGGTGGTGTTGACCGGCTACTCGCGGACGCCGCAGTTCTTCGGGCGGCCCGTCCGCCACACCGGCGTGATGCCACGGGTGATCGCGGCGGCCGATCACTTCCCGCTGTTTCTGGGCAACCTGAAACAGGCAGCGCTGCTTGGCGAGTCGCGGGTAATGTCGATCGAGTCGAGCCGCGACGCTTACTTCACCACCGACCAGATCGGCATCCGGGGCACGGAGCGGGTTGCACTCAACGTACACGGCGTGGGCGGCCTGACGACCGACACCGATCCGGTGCACGGGCAGGTGGTAGGGCTGCGCGCCGATATCGCCTAAACCGAGGACAACGGAAAGACTCGAGGGGCCGGCTGCGGCCGGCCCCTGTTTGAGACAAATGAACGATGCCCTGACGGGCATTGAGAAAGAGAGGCACGGATGTTAACGAGAGCACAAAATACCAAGAAGGTCCTTCTGCTGAGGCCGCAGTTGAAAGACAACGGCGACTTCGCAAGCAACACGTATGTCGACACGTCCGGATGGGGATACCTGGAGATACTCTTCCTGGTCGGCAATACGGACGTCGCCGCCGGCGACGCGATCGGATCGACCGCCGAGGGGACGGCCCCCCTGGTCGAGGAATGCGATACCGCCGGCGGGACGTACGCGGCGATCACCGGGGCGGCGTTGGCCGACTCGATCCAGTATGACGACGACGCCGAGCTCAAGCAGATCGACGTGAACCTGCAGGATGGCACGTACAAGCGGTACATGCGGGTGCAGGCGCCGCATTCGGCGGCCGGGGCGGCGGTGGGATCCAACCTGGCGATCCTCGCCATCCTGTCCAATCCGCTCAGCGGGCCGGTCGACGCGACCGGGCGCGGGCTGACCGAACACGTGATCGTCTGACAAACGAGATGACGGGCGCGGCAGGCCCCCGCCGTCCAGGGATGGGCGGCGGGGCCGACGCCCCGTTTAACCGACCTTTAATCATGGAGTAAATGTGATGTGGATACGAGTCAAAGAAACATACTGCGGCGCGGACGGGGTGTTTATCGCGGGTGAACTCCGCGAGATAAGCGAAGAACTGCTGGAGAAGCTGACCGATAAGAAGCGAAGGACGGCGCAGAGGTTAAAATATGAACAGGCCCCCGCGCCGTGGGAGGCGCAGAAAGACCAAACAGCGGTTCGGGTCGACACCCTGACCAGCGAGATCACAACCGTGAAATGGAAGAGCTTGAGCGGGAGATCGCCCAGGCAAGAGGGCTCGGTGCAATACTGCAGGAACTCAAGAGTGAACAGGTAAAGGAGATCCCAGGTGGAGGCGAAGAACGACAAGGCGACCAGACCGCAGACGGACCGGCACCAACAAAAGATGCAGCAGACGCCAAAGGACAAGCAGATCCGACCGGGTAAGGGGTATGGGATTAAAAAAAAATAGCATGGAGAATTAAAAATGAGACAGGTGATTTTGATTGTTGCATTGCTATTTCTGGGGCTGCTGTGCATTGCACCTCAACAGGCCCAAGCATTGAATCAGCGTGTGGCCGTGCAGTATATCCGTGCGATTGCAGTTGATCTTGCGTTGACACCGTCCCAGATAAACGATCTCACGAAGGTGCAGGTGGCCACGTACATCAAAAACAATTATCCATCAGTTACTAATGCGCAGTTGAAAGAGTGCGACACCTTCTGGGTTGCGATAAAAAAGATGTTGAGCAACGATGCGCTTGCCAGGCAGATGACCACACGGCGGATTTTGCTGAGACAGCATCTTTTGAGTGCGTACCCACAGGCTGTTTTTCTCAATACCGAGTATGCAAAAGAGATAGCCGACAAGCTGATTCCATTGCTCTACGCGGAGGTCGATCCGAATGAGATATATTAGCGTATTTTTGATTTTGTGCTCGGCAGCGATAGCTGACATCGGTTGCCTCATCGGCGGGACAAGTGCTGCATCGTCTTCTGCGGGTTGGTTCAACGCCGGGCTGGTGTCCGCTGCGGACTGCCATGACGGTAATGGTGTAGCTCTCGTCAACGCCGGCGGCCTGATGAATATCGACGATGACGGTTCGGGGAATGTTCGTATTACCGCCGGTTCCGACCAGTTCAGCAATGCAATCGGTAAGGAGGGTGTCTATGCACGGGTTGATTTTGATTCCGTTTACACCGACGGAATCTATGAGGTATTGGATGTTCCCGCAGGCGGTCTCCAGGTAATAATTGATACCTCATGGATTTCAAATTTGACCGATAGCATTACTTCAGTTGATATCGGCGGTGCTGTGGAGTTTACAACGGCTGCATTGCAAGCTGTTTACGAT